CGGCGAGAACGGCAGTTGCAGGAGCAGATTGACGCGTTACGCAGTCAGCAGATGTTTCCGAGTGTGAACCATGACGGGATGCCGCAGGGGAATGCACACAGCGACCTGTCTGGTTATATGGCGAAGTTAGATGCCTTAATTATGCAACTGGAGCATGAGCGGGCTATGGCGGTACAGCAGTACAAGGAAATTCATGACAGGATACATAAAATGCAGGACGGGGCGGAGAAGGAGGTTCTGATTCGGCGGTATCTGATGGGAAGGACATGGGAGCAGATTGCAGTGGAGATGAACTACAATTATCGTTGGGTATTAAGACTCCACGGAAGGGCCTTAAAGAATTTTGAAATTTCTGAAATAAGCCACTAAAAGCCACATCGAAATATGGTATTATGGCATTGTGAAAATATGAATAATACACCTCCTTAGAATGGGGGCATCGGCATAAGAGTCGGTGCCCCTTTTATGTTTGTAAAAAGCAGGATTTTACTTTTTTCTGTCGAAAAACAAAAATATGGAGGTGGATTTTATGCAGGAAGGAAATAAAGTAGTTTTATTTGATTTCGGTAATTTATCTGAGGCATCTGGAAAAGTTCTATGTCGATTTATGGATATGCTGGAACACGCTGCCGGCTATATAGCGTGGCCGAAAGTTGCTAGAGATGCAAAATATAAAGCCGAAGCGGAGATTATCGAAGAAATTGCTAACAGGACCGATTTAGATCCTGTTATAAGATTAGCTACAATTTCTAATTTAAAGAAATCTGTTAAGGAATATAAAAATCAGACAAAAATTATACAGGATGCTGTTCCGTTTTTGAAAGAGAATGCCAAACCAGAAGAAATGGATATGGATTGGTTATCTCTGTTTATGGATAAAGCTAGATTAGTGTCTGACGAAGAATTACAATTAATTTGGAGTGAGATACTTGCCCAAGAAGCTAATACCCCAAGAAGTGTTTCGAAACGTTTGTTGTACATTCTTATGCAAATGTCAAAGAAAGATGCAGATAGATTTAAAAGATTAGCAAATCTTTGCATAGACATTTATGAAGAAGGGGAAATTAATAGAATAGTCCCTGTGATAGCAAACTTCGACGATGATTTAAAAAGAATAGCAGAAATAACATTTGAAGATATTTGTGCTTTAGAAAATTATGGCTTAGTGAAATTTAGTGAACTAAAAAATTCTGTTTTTACATCAGATAAACCTATGATTGTTAAGTATGGTGATAAAGAAATAATGAATGTCGGTGTTGGTAAAAAAATAATGGCAGGTTCAGTATTTTATACAGAAGCAGGTGAGGAGTTGCTTCGAATATGCGAAAGATTCTGTAGCGATGATATTTATAATTATATTTGTGATAGTCTTAAGCTTCTGAAAAATCTTTTATGTGATTAATAAAAAGCTATCGTAGTATAACTGGAAGCACTGTTATAAAAGCAAAAAGCATAAAGAAATTCTAAGAATACAAATGTCCCGATAATCATATCGGGATTTTTTATTTGCGGCAAAGGAGAAAGACAATGAAGGAATTTGCAAAAGGCTTCTACAACTCGGCGGCGTGGAAGAAGTGCAGGCGAGCATACATAGACAGTCGCATCATGGTGGATGGCGGAATGTGTGAGATATGCGGAGAACGTGTGGGCTACATTGTCCATCACAAACAAATGCTAACGCCGACCAATATCACAGACCCAAACATCACGCTGTCCTTTGACAACCTGCAATATGTCTGCAAGCTTTGCCACGATGAGGAAGAAGGACACTTCGTCCAACGGAAGGGATGCTGCTGTGGATTCGATGCGGAGGGACAGCCGATAGACAAAAGAAAAATGGAATAGCCCCCCTATTTTTATTTTGGGTTTGGCTGTACGGAGACCGAGGAGTGGACTTCCGTTTCAACGGGCGTGCGTGCGCGTGGGGGGGTGTAGTATAAGGGCGGAAAAGAGAGGAAGTGAGAAAATGGAGAAAGGAAAAATCAAAGCGGCGGAAATGCGGAAATTGAAGCGCATCTTCAAGGAAATTCCGGAAAATAAAAAGAAAATTGTGGAAAAGCTGATAGACAATGCTGCCTTTATGGCGGAGCAGCTGGAGCATCTGCAAACGGACATTGAGGAGAAGGGATATATTTCGGAGTACCAGAACGGCGAAAACCAGTGGGGGACGAAGAAAGCCCCCGAGGTTGAAATCTACACCGCGACGATTAAAAATTATTCCAGTGTAATCAAGCAGCTTCTGGATCTGATGCCCGAAACAGATGAAGCGGCGGCGGATGAGCTTGTTTTGTTCCAGCGGGAGCGTGATAGCAAATGACGGAATTTGAACAATATTTTTCCGCACTTTATGATGGCACGATTCTTGCCTGCGACAAAATGAAGCGGGTCAGTGAAATGCTTTTGAATCAGTTTGCAAGTCCCGGGGAATTTCATTTCGATTACGAGGTTGCAAAGTGGCATATCGCATTTATTGAGCGTTTCTGCAAGCAGCCGACAGGCAAACTGGGACAGCCGTTACAGCTTGAACTATTCCAGAAGGCAAGGCTACAGGCAATCTTTGGCTTTGTGGATGACAATAACCTCAGACAGTACAACGAAGTGATGATTGTGGAAGGCAGAAAAAATGGTAAAACAACCGAGTGTGCCGCAGTGGAAACGGATTTACTGCTGAATGACGGAGAGGGTGCGCCGGAGATTTACAACGTTGCAACGATGCTGGACCAAGCGAAGCTTGGGTTTAATGCGTGCTACAAGATGGTGCGGCAAAGTCCGACCCTGCGGAAGCATATCCGCAAACGTGCTGCGGATTTATATGCGCCTTCCAATCTTGGGTTTATTAAGGCACTGGCAAGCAACACAAACAGTCTGGACGGCTTGAACGTGCATGGAGCCATCATTGATGAACTGGCGGCGATTAAAAACAGAGATATATATGACTTGATAAAACAGGCAATGGGCGCAAGGGAACAACCATTGCTTTTTTGCATTACCACAAACGGCTTTGTCCGCAGCGGCATCTTTGATGCGCAGTATGAAGGTGCTGGACGGGAAAATAAAAGCACCGCGTTTTCTGCCGTTTATCTATGAGCTGGACGATGCTTCCGAATGGGACAAACCGGAGATGTGGATAAAAGCAAACCCCGGTCTTGGCACCATCAAGAAAAAGGAATATCTGGAGGAAATGGTGCAGAAGGCGAAGAATGACCCATCCTTCAAGCCGACGGTTCTGGTAAAGGATTTCAATATTCCGCAGACGGCACAGACAGCATGGCTGACGTTTGAGGACTTAAACAATGAGGAGCTGTTGCCGGAGGGCGGAGAATTTAGATATTGCATTGGTGGCTTTGATGCCGCGGACAGCATTGACCTAAACGCTGCAAAGGCAATCTGCAAACGGCGTGGGGATGATAAGCTTTTCATTAAGCAGATGTACTGGATTCCGCAGGCGGTTTTGGACCAACAGGAGGAGCGAGGAGACCGAAGGGAACGGGACGGCGTGCCGTACAGCTTATGGGTGTCGCAGGGCTTGATGCGTACCTGCGAAGGTCGGCGCGTGAATAAGCGGGTAATTCTGGATTGGTTCTGCGAATTACGGGACAGAGAAGATATTTATCCGCTATATATCGGCTATGACCCTTGGCATATCTCGGATGAGCTGCTGGCGGCATTTGAGCAGGAGTTTGGGCGAAACGTCATGGTTAAAATTCGGCAGGGGGTTCTGACCTTATCCCAGCCGATGAAGGATTTAAAGGCGGAATTTCAGGAAAAGAAAATCGTCTACAACAACAATCCGATTGATAAGTGGTGTCTGATTAACACCGAGGAGAAAAAGGATGTCAACGGCAACGTGCAGCCTGTCAAGAGCGATGAGCGCGCAAGGCGCATTGACGGCACAGCGGCACTTCTGGATGCCTATGTGGTGTATTGCAATAAAAGAGATGAATTTGAAAGTCTGATTTAAGGAGGTGAGAAAAAATGGGTTTATGGAACAGAATTGTGCAGAAATTGAGCAGACAGAGCTTCAAGATGGTGCAGGAGAGGGGGAACGGCTTTTATGCGTGGAACGGCAGGCTATACCATTCCGATGTGGTGCGTGCCTGTATCCGCCCGAAAACAAAAGCCATCGGTAAGGCGGTTGCAAAGCATATCCGTACTACGAGAACGCAGGAGGGGGAGCGGGTAGAGGTCAATCCGGATGCCTATATCCGTTTTCTGCTGGAGGAGCCGAATCCGCTGATGAGCGGGCAGATGTTACAGGAGAAAGTGGCAAACCAGCTGGCACTGAACCATAACGCCTTTATTCTGATTGTACGGGATGAATTTGAAAAGCCGATAGAATTGTATCCCATTCCCTGTTCGGGGGTGGAGGCTTTTTACAAGGACAACGAATTGTTGTTACGGTTCGTATTTCTGAACGGGAGGGAAAGCACCTTCCCATACAGCGATATCATTCATCTGCGTGATGATTTCAATGAGGATGATATTTTCGGAGAAAGCCCGATGGAGGCACTTTCTCAGCTGATGGAGTGCGTCAGCATTATGGACCAAGGCTTTGTAAAGGCTATTAAGAACAGCGGCGTGATTCGCTGGCTGTTGCGCTTTACAAATGCCATGCGACCGGATGACGTAAGGAAAAACGTGCAGGATTTTACGGATACCTATCTTTCTGTGGAGAGTGAAACCTTCGGCGCGGCAGGCGTGGACAGTAAGGCGGATGTGCAGCGGATTGAACCGAAGGACTATGTGCCGAACGCCGCACAGACCGACCGCATCATCAAGCGGATCTATGATTTTTTTAACACGAATGAGAAAATTGTCAGCTCTCTTTATACCGAGGATGAATGGATTGCGTATTACGAAAGTGCCATTGAGCCGATGATTACGCAGATGAGTGCGGTTTATAGCAGCCGTTTGTTTACCAGAAGGGAACGGGCATTTGGAAACAAGATTGTTTTTGAAGGCTCTAATCTGACCTTTGCCAGCATGAAAACAAAGCTGGAACTGGTGCAGTACGTTGACAGGGGCATTATGACACCGAACGAGGTCAGAGCGGTACTTAACATGGCACCTGTGGATGGCGGCGATAAGCTGCTTAGACGCAAGGACACAGGCTTTATGGAAGGGGGTGAGGGAGAATGAAGAAAATCGAGGTAAAGGGACCAATCATTAGAAACAGCGAAAAGTGGATTTATGAATGGTTCGGCATGGAGGCAACCTGCCCGAAGGATATTGGCAATGCCATTGCAGAGGCAAACGGCGAGCCGATTACCGTTGAAATCAACTCCGGCGGCGGGGATGTGTTTGCCGGCAGTGAAATTTATACGGCTTTAAGAGCGTATTCGGGGGATGTGGAAATTCACATTGTCGGGCTTGCGGCAAGTGCCGCCTCTGTGATTGCGCAGGCGGGACATTCCAAAATCAGCCCAACGGCATTATTTATGGTGCATAATGTTTCCGGTGCGGCCTACGGAGATTGCAACACCATGACGCACGAGGCAGAGGTCTTGCGGACGGCGAACAACTCTATTGCCGCCGCCTATCTGGAAAAGACAGGCAAAAGCATGGAGGAGCTGCTTGGCATTATGGATGCGGAAACATGGATGGATGCACAAAAGGCGGTGGAATATGGCTTTGTGGATGAGGTCATGTTTGCGGCAGAGCCAACGCTGACAAACGGCATCGGCGTTTTGCCTGCACAGACTATTCATAAGCTGAAGGATCTTCTTCCTGCAAGGGGAGAGGGAAGCGCAGAAGTTAAAACTGTAACTGCAAAATTAAAATTACTCAGATTGAAAGGGGAAATGAAGGATGAAATTTAAGAATTACGAGGATTACAAAGCACAGAGAGA